GCCTCATTAGGATTATGCAATCCAGTCCAACGCTTAATTGTACTCCCAACCTTGTCCAGCAAATCTCCAGTGACTTTCTTGCCAAAAGAAACCGCACCTCCTATCAATCCAGGTACAACAGCGCTCCCTATAGTGGATAAGATACCGGCTTGTGGTACCATCTCGACAACATCCACTTCCTCAGCATCTATACAATCAATGTTTGATAAATGAGATACACATGACATCGTCAAAGTGGTTAAACTAGCAATGAGCGCCATAACTCTCAACCTACGCAAAAACCTCTGTGCTTTACTCTCGTGCTTCGCCTCAGCATGATCCGGCAGAAGGTCAGACAATTGAGACAAAAGCTCTGCATACCGATCGTAATTCGGGTTCAACATGCTAAGGTTTCCAGCTTGAGCGACCCAAGTGATATAGCGTGGTGTTGGAACGACCATATCAAAATTGCGGAAGCAAGCTTCAACAATGATATTGACCTCACCAGTGGAACCAGTACTAACACTTAATGGGTTCATGACTATAAAGATCAAAGTGCCATAATTACCATTAGCAACGTTTAAGTCGAAAGCAGGTGAATAGTCCGCTCTGTCGTCCATGTCCAAAGACATCATGTCTGTGTTACAGTACCAGGGTACAGGAAGTACCGCTGAAGTTGCTTCATTAGCATTTAGAAAAGCGTGTGGACCACAGAGTGCGGTGTTTATATAGTATCGGGCATCGTCAGGGTATGAAGGCAGCGGTGGCAATATAGCTGCTAAAACGCAGCCAGCATGTCCTATGGTGCCAGCCATAGATACATTTAGAACCAAATCGGGTCGACCTAATGCGGCAACTTTGAACATATTCAAAAGCGCCTCATTAGATCTAGCTACATCTCCAGGGAGATACTTAATGGAAGATACCAATACACTGTATCTTTTGTCAGATGACGAGAATTTGACACGATCAACAAAGAAGGGTCTATTGATCCACGGTTTGGGATCTACTCGGTACTCGTCCGGTATATCAGTGACAGGCATAAAAATATTATCCCTGCTATCAGTCATATCTACTATCTGCCTGGTAGTGACCGTAGCCACTTCTGTTTGTAATTTTTGAGATTCTACTGAAAAATCAGTATTGGTTTCTTTCATAAAAGAATTATCTACTACTTTAACTTCTTCACTAGTAATTAAAGATTTTCACTATTGCGTTTATTACTATAACGCATAAACTCACGTTATATGTGATGATCCTCGCTATCAATTTTGAGTTGTTGATATTATAACGGTAAACTACCATCACACAGGCTATAGGTTGCCACCCTGACCAGCAAGGTTTTGTTTAAGCGGTTAACTCCGCTATGGTAATCTTATTCAAGATAATGGAAATCCTTACCCATATCGCGGAGTACATCTAAATAACCACGATCGTCAGATAAGATTGATAAAACATGTTGCACATCAAGAGAATCCCCTGGCCTATATTTATCGAATAGCTTCTTAAACTGTTCATATAATCCAGGACTATGCAAATAAGCTTCCACCAACACGGATCTAATCTTACCAGGTAAGACTTCTTCAATATCTTTACCACTATCCATCCACTGTATAGTTCCAAGTAAGGTTTCAACACTCAGACATCCAACATATTTTTTAAGCACCGGGTGATATCTGAAGTGGCGCTTGACGAAAGTCAACTTGTCAAAGGGTTGATGTTGTTTGGTTATTGGAGTTTTATCTCCATTAGTACACGTCATACCCAAAGAAGTCGCTACTTCGTCGATAGTACGCAAATTGAACCAATGCTTGTCATCTTTATGGGCACCAATTATCTTATCATCACCCATAACATAATCGACTACACGGTGAAACTTGGTAAGAGACGGATTATCATCATACCTATAGAGAGTCAGTGCAGTCAAACATTTATTTATCAATGAATTCGTTAGCAAAGTAAGCC